TACTGCAACTGCACAAACATCATTTATTTATGTAGAATCAGATGGTGTACAATTAGATGTTGACTATATAAGAATATCAAGAAGTGATATAGCAAATAGAAAATTAAGTTTTATTTCTTATGATAATTATTTACAGAGCTATAAACCAACTGATGATACAAATAACAGCGGTAATTATGCTGCACCATTAAGAGTTTATATTTTACCTAACTATACAGCATTCGGTGTAAGTCCAAGACCAAATTTAAATGAATATACTGTAAGTTATAATTATTATACTACACATACAGATTTATCTGCTCATGGTGATAATATGAGTTTACCTGACAGATTTAGAACTTTGATAGTTGATAGAGCTAAATATTACACATACATGTTAAGATCAGATCCACAACATGCACAGTTAGCTGATAGAGATTTTCAAAGAAAACTTAGATTATTAAAAGTAGATTATGCTACTAAAAATGATTATATGAGAAGTGATACGATTGCAGAAAGCATTGCAACAAATATAGGAGCTAGAGCAAACTAATGGCTATTAGAGAAGAAAATAAAAAAGTTCAAGATAATATGAATTATAAATCTGATAAAGATAAAATGCAAGAAGGAATGCTAATGGCAAAATTAACTAAAACACAAAAACTAGCTTTAAAGAAAAAACAAAATATTGCAGATGCAACTGGTGAACCTATAAAAGCTGAAGATTTAGTTAAAGATAAAGTATTTATAGCAGCAGGAGATAAAAAAGAACCTGCTACAGTTGAAGAAATTAATAATTATTTAAAAGAAATTAAAGAGGGAAAATAATGGCTATTAGAAAAGAAGGTAAAGAAGTTCAAGATAATATGGATTATAAATCCTCAAAAGAAAAAATGCAAGAGGGAAATAGAATTGAAAAAGTAGATGTATTTAATCTTAGAGACTATCTTAAATATAAAGATGCAATACAAAATGATAAAGATTTAAAAGATGTATTTCCAGGTGATTATCCAATTAAACAATTAGATTTATTTAATAAATTATTACAAAAAGAAAACCAAGAAAGTTAATTAAATGCCAACAACAGATTTAATATCCCCATTTGTTGTAAGTTGTGCTGGCGGTTTAACATTGAATAAAGATGTATTCTCAATGCAACCAGGTGAAGCATTAATCTTACAAAACTTTGAACCCGATATTAAGGGTGGATATAGACGTGTTAGTGGTACAGCATTATATAATACAACTCAAATTCCACAAGGATCTAGTAATACTAGTTTAGTAGTTGATTGTTCTATTGTATTTAATGGACAAGTAATTGTAGCTAGAGGTGGCGATATACACAGAGGAACTACATCAGGTAGTTTTACATCATTAACAACTGGGTTAGGAACTTCTACTAGAGCTTATGATTTTGAAAAATTTAACTTTAGTGGGACAGAAAAGATTATTATTGCAACAGGACATTCACCTGCACAGATAATTAATTCTAGTTTTGCAGTAGATGTTGTAAATGCAACAGGTGGTGGTACAGCTCCTACTAACCCTAAGTTTGTAAAAGCATTTCAAAATCACATGTTTTATGCTGGAGCAACTAATCCACAAGAAGTTATATTTAGTGTACCATTTGAAGAAGATAATTTTACAACAGCAAGTGGTGCAGGATCATTTAGAGTTGACTCTACAGTTGTAGGATTAAAAGTATTTAGAAATGAATTAATTATTTTTTGTGAAGATAGAATATATAAATTAACTGGAACATCATCTAGTACATTTGCTGTTCAAGAGGTTACAAGAAATATAGGTTGTAGAGATGGTGGTAGTATTCAAGAGATTGGTGGTGATGTTATATTCTTAGCACCTGATGGATTAAGAACTATTGCAGGTACAGCAAGAATTGGTGACGTTGAACTTGGATCTATATCTCGACAAATACAATCACGAATTGATGAAATTACTTTAGATAGAGTTTCATCATTAGTTATTAGAGCTAAATCACAATATAGAATTTTTTATCCAACAACAGGTGGATCACAAGGTTCATCAAAAGGAATTATAGGTGTATTAAAAAATAATCCTAATAGAGGATCTATTGGTTTTGAATATGCAGATATGTTAGGCATTAAACCTGCTTGCACAGATTCAGATTTTATTAGTGGAACTGAAACACAAGTATTTGGTGGTTATGATGGTTTCTTATATAAAATGGAAAGTGGTAATACATTTGCAGCAGGAGCAACTAATAATACAATACAGGCAGTTTATAGATCACCAGATATGGTAATGGGTGATCCAGGATTAAGAAAATATATGCAAAGAGTTAATCTTAATTACCAAGGTGAAGGATCAACTATTAATGCAAGTTTAGCATTAAGATATGATTATGATGATCAATCTACACCACAACCAACTAAAATCTCATTACCCAATGCAGGTGGTGCAGGTTTATATGGTACAGCAAAATATGGAAGTGCATTATATGATGCATCAGGTGTACCACTTTTAAGACAAAGTATTGAAGGATCTGGTTTTGCAGTTGCATTACAAATAGATGATCAAAATAGTGCAGATTCATTTTCAGTTAAAGGCTTTCAATTAGAATTTACCCCAGGAGGAAGAAGATAATGGCAGGATATTCAGCACGACAATCCACATTTACAACAGGTGATACTATATTAGCAGCTCATTCTAATGATGAGTTTAACCAATTAGTATCTACATTTAATGCAACCACAGGACACACGCATGATGGAACTGCGGGTGAAGGTGGACCTATAACATCTATTAGAGATGCTAACACTTTAAACAAAGTATTAGTCGATTCTAGTAATAATCATTTAGAATTTTACGTAAATGTATCTTCATCATCCGTTCAACAATTAAGAATACAAGATGGTGCAATTGTTCCTATTACAACAAATGATATTGATTTAGGTACAAGTTCATTACAATTTAAAGATGTATTTGTTGATGGAACATTAGAAGCTGATGCAATTACTTTAGATGGAACTAACTTAACTTCTACATTTGCTGCTTTAAGTGGTGCAACATTTACAGGTAATGTAGAAATAGATGTAGCAACAGGTGATCCTGCAATTATATTAGATACACAAGGTGCTGATAAATTTCATATTGCTGTAGATGATTCAGATTCAGATCAATTAGTAATTAAATCTGGTGGAACTGTTGGTTCTGGTAATGGTATTAAAATGGATAGTGATGGTGATGTATTTATCACTGGAGATTTAACTATTACTGGTGATGATTTATTTATGGGAACTAATACATCAGGACATGTTTTAGTTGCTGATGGTACAAATTTTAATCCAGTAGCAATATCAGGAGATGTTACAATTAGTTCAGCTGGAGCTGTAACAATTGCAAATGATGCAGTTGAAACAGCTATGGTTAATGATAATGTAGTAACAGGACAATCAGAATTAACATCAGTTGCTTCAGATGATGTAATATTAGTTTATGATACTGATGCAACAACTCTTAAAAAAATTACAAGATCTAATTTTGTATCAGGACTTGCAACTTCTTCTGCATTAAATAATGTTGTAGAAGATACTACACCACAACTAGGTGGTAATTTAGATGTTAATGGTCAAGATATTGTTTCAGTATCAAATGGTAATATTGATATTATACCAAATGGTACAGGAAAAGTTAATATAGCTGGAGATGGAAGTACTAATGGTATAGCTGTAACTGATGGTCTAATAGATATTAGAGCAGGATCAGGAGCTGTATCAAAAGTAAAATTTTATTGTGAAGTTAATAATGCACATGCTCAAACATTACAAGCACAACCACACTCAGCTGGAAGTTCAGCAGTATTAACATTACCAGTTCAAACTGGTACTTTAGTTGGTACAGGAGATACAGCATCTGTATCAAATACTATGTTAGGAACAGGTATAGCTGCGACAAAACTAGCAGATGGATCTATATCTAATACAGAATTTCAATATTTGAATGGAGTAAGTTCAGCTATTCAAACACAACTTGATGCAAAAGCAGGTGCAGGATTTGCCGTAGCTATGGCAATTGCCCTTTAATCTTGACTTTTTTGCATAGAGGTGTATAATATATATAAATAGGAGAAAATAATGGCTCAAGATTTTGAGAGAGAATATAAATCATCAATATCTAATTCATCAGGATCAGCAACTGCATTTACTGCAACTGACTCAGATGATGCTTTAATATCTATAAGATGCGTAAATAAATCAGGTAACTCTGCTACTATTTCAGTTTTGATATCTAGTGGTGGTACTGATTATTACGTAATTTTTGGAGCACCTATACCTGCAGGTGGATCATTAGAATTAATTGATTCTGGTAGTAAAATAGTTCTTCAAAATGGTGATGTATTAAAAGCATTTTCAGATACAGCATCAGCTATTGATGTTTTAGTAAGTCGTGTTGATAGTATAAGCACATAAGGAGAATAATAATATGGGATACGTAGGCAGAAAACCAGCAGACGCAGCTCTTACGAGTGCTGATATAGCACCAGGATCTGTAGATACTGCACAATTAGCAGCAGATGCAGTAACAACTGCAAAGATTGCTCCAGCTACAGTTGCATCTAGTGATATAGCTCCAGCTACAATTGCAGCTAGTAATATAGCACCTGGAACTGTAACAACAACGCAAATAGCACCTGGAACAATTGCAGCTAGTAATATAGCACCTGGAACTATTACAACTACACAAATTGCACCAAATACAGTTGCAGCTAGTAATATAGCTCCTGGAACAATTACAACTACACAGATTTCACCAGCAGTACCTCTAGGAGTTCCTGCTGTATCGTCTGATCCACCTTCACCAAATGAAGGAGATATGTGGTTAAGAAAAGATTTAACAGCTAATCAATTAAAAGCATACTTGGTAGGAGCACTTTCTTTTTCTTCAGCTCCAAATTATCCTATAACAGCTTATGCTTTAATAGGAGCTGGAACAGGAACAGACACAACATTTGTAGGTGGTTTTCAAATGCCTGGTTCTAGTTCTACAAATACATCTAATGAGTATAATGGTTCAGCTTTTTCTAGTGCACCTAATTATCCTTTATCAGTTTATGGACACGCAATGGCAGCTAACTCTCCAGGTTCAAGTCAAAGAATCGCTGCAGGTAGAACTTATCCAGGTTCAGCTAATAATACTGTTAACACTTATGATGGAACCTCATTTTCATCAGCACCTAGTTTGAGTGTTGCTAGATATTTACATTTAGGTGGTGGCCCTTCAAGTGCAATGAAAATTGTAGGTGGAGACCCAGCTCCAGGTTCAAATACTGCAGAAGATTGGAATGGATCGTCTTGGGCTAGTGGAACAATGATACCTTCAGGCCGTCACGCAGAAAATGGAATGAATATGGTAGGCCCTTCTTCAGATATGTGTGTTGCTGGTGGTAGAGATGCACCATCTTCACCTTATCCTGGAGTTGCTTATAAATGGGATGGATCATCTTGGTCAACTTTAGCACCTAGACCACCAATGCTACCATCTTCTCATTCAGGTAATAACCTTTGTTTTGGTTCAGGAAGTTCAGATTTATATACTGTTGGAGGTGAAAGTCCAGCTTTTAATGGATGTCAAAAATATAATGGAACAACTTGGGTATCGCAGGCGAACTATCCTACAAGCAAATCTTGGATAGGTGGAGCTACTGCTGGAAACGCAAGTACAGCAGGTAATGGAATTCTTGCTGCTGGATCACCACCAACAAATGCCTGTAACGAATATAATTACGGATTAACAGTAACAGATTTAAATTAAGGAGGACATATGGCAACAATATATTGTACAGCAACAAATACAGGTAAAGGATTTATAACTCATGAAGAACAAGAGAATGCAAATCCATTAAATGCAAAAGGATTTCCTGGAGATGTATGGGGTGTTGAAGACAATGCAACAGGTCAAGCGTGGCAAAGTAAAGTCGGTGGAGTTGTTAAGACTAAAGCTGAAGCTCAAGCTATTGTAGATGCAGAAATAGAAACTGCACAAGCTACTTGGGATGCTTTAGATGATGATCACATTGATAAACAACCACCAAGTCAAAGACCTGTAGCTATCACACTACCAGATTAAGGAGAATATAAATGGCAATCACAAAATTAAGACAAAGAGGAATTACAGATCAAGCTGTAGGTTCTACTCAAATTGAGAATAGTTCAGTTGCGGCAGCAGATATAGCACCTGCAACTATTACTACAACTCAAATAGCACCAGGAACTATAGCATCATCTAATATCGCACCAGGAACCATAGCAGCAGATAGAATAGCTCCAGGAGCTATAACAACTACACAAATTGCACCTAGTGTACCATTAGGTGT